GGAGCGGATGACAGGGTTTACAAAGCGGGAGATAACTACCAGGTAGAGCTTTATACAAAAATCAAGGATCCGACATCAGAGGCCCTGATCGAGGGTCTTTTTGATGCAAACGATATCTACTGGGAGAAAACCGAGACGCATATCGACAGTGAGGGCCTGTTCCAGGTCCTTTATGAGATTTAAGGAGGATTGATGATGAACAAAGTGAAATACGGGCTTAAAAATACGCATTATGCTGTTGTGACCGAGGTCGGTATGGCAGTGTCATATGGTACGCCCAAACCATGGCCTGGAGCGGTAAATCTAACATTGAGCGCTGCCGGAGAAAACGTGACTTTTTATGCTGATGATCATGCCTATTTTGAGGAAAACACTAACAACGGATATGAGGGCAGCATAGAAACAGCTTTAGTGCCAGACGAATTCCGGGTTGACGTACTAGGGGACACCATTGACTCCAATGGTGCCTTGGTTGAAAATGCTGATGCTAAGCCAAAGAAATTCGCTCTTATGTATGAATTTGATGGGGACGCAAAGAAAACCCGGCATGTGTTGTACGGCGTGCTCCCAACCAGACCGAATCTGGATGGCGCAACCAGGACCAACACAAAAGAGCCAAAAACTGAAACTATGAACATATCAGCACGGCCGGCAATTGACACAAGTGATGTCAAGGCAAGGGTTAAACAAGGCGAGACCGGCTATGATACCTTCTTTAGCGCGGTATATTTAAAGGACGCTCCGACTAATACCGCGGCTGCCCCCGATGCTTTCAGCAAGGCGGCTGCCCTTGACGTCACGGTCGACGTAACATCTTCCAGCGGTACTACTGCCGTTAAGAGCGTCTACATGGACGGTGTTCCGGTTGGGTTTGCTCATCTTACTATCTCTGGAGTAGATGTTACTCTGGCTAATGCTTACATTGATACCCTAGATAATGGTGATCATACGATTCTGATCGAGTTCACACAGGGTAATGCTGTCAGTGTGACTTTGACGGTGGGTGATTAATGATGCGTGAAATAACAATAGGTGAAAAACAGTTAAGGCTGAGGGCTACGCCCTTGGCCTTACTTTTTTACAAGCAGGAATTTAATGCCGACCTGATCGGTGATCTTATATCAATGCAGAACATGGCCGACGATCCTAGTCAGTTCGATGCCATCAAGTTTCTGCAGCTTATCTGGGCGATGGCCAAGGCAGATAATGCCAAAGACTTCCCTAGCTTCGAGATGTGGCTCGCTACGCTGGACGCCATCGACTTTGCGGATGCCGACACAATGGCGGCTGTGGTGGAGGAAGCCACTGACGGCTTTTTTCGTGGAGGCAGAAAGTAACGGAGAACCGGGCGACACTGAGCCTGACCGAATGGATCTGGAACTGTTAGCAATTGGCAAGAAAGCCGGACTGACATTTGATGAAATAAACCTATTCCGAGTGCGGGACTTGTTGAAGTTCGTCAGTATCTACGCCGGCAATAACAATGATGAGGACACCATAAAACAGGCCGGACAGTCCGACTTTGATAGCTTTTAGGGGGTGGAATTTTGGCGGGTAAAATCAAGGGGATAACAATCGAAATCGGTGGCAACACTCAGCCACTCAATAAGGCGCTTGCTGACGTTAATAAAAAATCCAAGGATCTCCAAAGCGAGCTCCGGCAAGTCGAGCGCCTATTAAAACTTGATCCCGGTAATACTGAGTTACTTGCGCAAAAACATAAACTCCTTGCCGAAGCCGTGTCTAACAGCAAGGAAAAGCTAGATCGACTCAAGACCGCCCAACAGGAAGTAAATAACCAGTTTGCCAAGGGTGAAATATCCGAAGAACAGTATCGTGCCTTCCAACGCGAGGTTGCGAAAGCCGAGCAGGAATTAAAGGGCTTTGAGAAACAATTAAACGAAACCGCAAAGGCTACAGATACATGGAAAAATAAACTCGACAAGGCACAAACTAGCCTTAAAAACGTCGGGGCTAAAATGACCGACATGGGCAAAAACTTGTCTATGAAAGTCACCGCGCCGATTGTAGCAGTAGGGGCGGCCTCATTCAAGATGGCTGCTGACCTGCAGGACGCCATGGGAGCCACCGACCAGATATTTGCCCAAGCATCCGACAGTGTGAAGAAATGGGCAGATGGCCTTGACAGCTACTACGGTATAGCTGAGAGTGAGGCGTTGGAGTACGCCAACATGATGGGCAGTATGCTCAAAAACATCGGCGGCCTGACCGAAGAAGAAGCCGCCAAGCAAGCGCAAACCCTAATTAAGCTGGCTGGAGATTTGACGGCCATGTATGGCGGCACAACCGCCGATGCTGTGAGGGCCTTGACAGGCGCACTCAAAGGCAACAACACTATGCTCGATAATTATGGCATGGCGGCCAATGATGCTATGGTAAAAACTAAAGCCTTAGAGATGGGACTGTATGACGGCACTGGACAAATGGACCTGGCTACTAAGCAGGCCGCTACTTTAGCCCTTATAATGGAACAGAGTGGAGCCGCCCAGGGGCAAGCGGCAAGGGAGGCCGAGGGTGCATCTGGGGGCATGAGGGCGTTTGCCACGGAGGTAAAAAACCTCAGTACAGACATCGGACAAGTGTTACTACCGGTAATAACCCCATTGATAAAGAACCTAAACGATCTTGTAAAGAGGTTTGGTGACCTTAGCCCAGGGATGAAAAAGGCCATAGTTGTGATTGCGGGACTTGCCGCCGCTATCGGCCCATTGTTGATACTTCTTGGCACATTATCTATGGCTATAGGCGCAATCTCGCTACCAGTCGTGGCGGTAGTGGCCGCCATCGGATTACTCATAGCCGCTATCGTCCTGCTGTATAAACAGTGGAAGGAGAACGGCGAGAAGTCAAAGAAGCTGATAGCGGAGTTTGCCGCCGCGATCCAGCGCACCATAGACAACCTTAAGAACTGGCTCAGTAACACCTGGAACAACATCAAGGCCACCGCCAGTAGCGTCTGGAACGGTATTAAGTCAGCTATTCTGAACCCGATAGAATCAGCAAAGAATACCATTATGAACATCATCAACACGATAAAAAATGCCTTTGCAAACATGAGGATAACTATACCAAAGCCGAAACTTCCGCACATATCGGTGACCACAAAATATAAGTCGGTTGGGGACATAAAGATACCCTATCCTGACTTCGATTTGAAATGGTACAAGGATGGCGGCATATTCGCTAGACCAAGTGTAATCGGCGTTGGTGAAGCCGGCAAAGAGGCAGTCATACCCTTAGACAAGCTACCCGGCATGATATCTAGCGCACTCAAGGAGGCAATGGGAGGCAATCAGATCGCTATGGCTGGCGGGGTCACTGTCCAGAACATGTATGTGAGAAATGATCAAGACATCAAGCTGGTAGCCAGGGAACTTTATAACCTGCAACAGACTAATGCCAGAGGGAGGGGATTGAGATAGCTAACGGATTCACTTTTAATGGAGTTCACTGTTCAGTACACGGCGTGGTCATGCGGTCAAAAAACCGGCAACTCCTCCCTTATCCCAATGATTCATATGTACAAGTACCGGGCAGACAGGGGAGCATACTATTTCCCCGCGAGTTGGCAGATCGGCACATTGAATTAGACTGCGCCTTTGTTGGGTCAAGTCTAGCCGATATAAGAACCAAGGCAAGGGACATAGCCGCATGGTTACATACCGACGACCGAGCCAACCTAAGTTTTGACGATGAAACCGGCAAGACTTATAAGGGCAAGCTATCGTCAGCGGTGGACTTCGACCATATTGGGAGGATGGGGCAATTCGGCCTATCCTTTATATGTGAACCGCTGGCCTACGGCACCGAGGCCACAGCCAACTTCGTAAGCGATGCCGTGACCGTATCAAATGCAGGCACACGCCCAGCCCCGGCAATTATCGAGGCGACCTTCACAAGTGCGGCCACCGAGTTCAAAGTGACGCTGGGCACCAAATATGTCAAGGTAGCCCATATCTTCGCGGCGACCAACACTCTAAAAATCGACACCGGTACCGGTGCGATACTGATAAACGGTACCGGGGCCATGGATAAACTCGACTGGCAGAACAGCATATTCTTCGATCTGGCAGTGGGGGCAAACACTCTAAGTATCACCCCAACCGGCAAATGCACGGCAACCGTTAAACATACACCGAGGTGGTTATAATATGCTATATATATTTGATTCAACTGAAAAACTAATAGCCACGCTTCCCGAGGGCAGTTTTTTTGATGCTGTCCACCATGAAGTGCTGAACGGTGAGAACACCTTTGAGTTTACCATCCCGGCTGGTAGCGAGTATGTGATCGAGGGCAACCTGGTAGGCTTCCGCGATCTAGATTCTTACTGGCAGGTATTCGAGATCAAGCGGTTGGTAGACCAGCATGGCGACGGTCTGACCCGGACTGCTTACTGCGAACATATATTCTATGAACTGCTGGATGATATTGTGACGGACAAACGACCCTCTGCTGACGCTACCGCTGCCCTTGCCGGGATGCTGGAGGGTACCCGCTGGCAGGTGGGTATTGTTGACGATTTGGGCGCAGCCGGCACAAATGCATACTATGAGTCTGCTCTTTCAGCTATCCAGAAGGTGGCTAATGCGTGGAAGGGAGAACTAAACTGGAGAATCATAGTATCTAATAATCAAATTACAGCCCGGCATGTAGACCTGCTAGCCATGCGCGGTACCGATACCGGGAAGCAGTTTGCGTATAGCAAGGATATTGTCAGTATTGAGCGTGAGGCGGAATCGTCCGAGGTTGTGACTGCTCTTTATGGTCGAGGAAAAGGCGTAGAAACTGAATCCGGCGAAGGATACGGACGCAGGCTAACCTTTGCTGATATCGAAACACCAGACAAGCCAGCGGGACAGGAATGGATTGGCAACGATGACGCTCTTGCACGATGGGGCAGAAATGGCCGACACAGATTTGATGTATTTGTGGATGAGGATGAAACTGATCCGGAAGTGCTGCTGGAAAAGACCAGGATAGAATTGACACGCCGCACCACTCCACGAGTAACATATAAATTAGATGTAGTTAGTCTGGAGCAGATATCCGGCTACGAACATGAACAGGTCCGCTTGGGCGACTTAGTGCGAGTGATTGACCGGGAGTTTCGCCCGGAGCTGGTTGTGTCGGCCAGGGTGATAGAACTGGAGCGCGACCTACTATCTCCAGAGAATACCAAAGTGGTGCTGGGCAGCTTCGCGCCGACCATAATAGAAAGCACGATAAACACGCAGCGGCGGGTAAGTAACTTGGAGAACAAGCCCTACAACACTAAATGGCTTGATGGAGTTATTGATGTCTTGCAGAACGCCATCCAGAACACGCAGGCATATATTTGGGAGACCCCACAAGGGACTTTACACCTGAATGCGCCTACCTACGCAGAAGCCACAGAGGCTATGCTACTGGGCGGCGGTCGGTTTGCCATCGCCAACCAGAAGGATGGTCAAGGTGGCTGGAACTGGCGCACGTTTGGGGACGGTAGCGGATTTACGGCTGACCTATTGAACGCTGGTCGTGTTAGAGCTGATTTGGTTGAAATAGGAGCAGAAACCACCTTTGCCCCCGGCTACGACCCCAGCCTAATAGAGGGCGGGGCCTCCATGGGTGTAGACTCCGACTGTGTAGGCCTATGGCATTTTGATGGGAGTTTGAACAGTCATAAGGGAGTAGCTGCAGATTCCGACGGCACTTTTGATACAGGGTGTTTCGGCCAGGCTTTAAGAATCGCAACAGGCAAACACTTAAAAGTCACAAGCCCCGGCGCAGAAGGCACGGTCACCTTTAGGGCTAAAAACCTGGCGGCATCGGCTAATAGCAGCGTGCTGGTTGACATTCCCGACTCAGGCAATACAGAAGGCTTGAGAGTAGGAATAGCCAATAACGGCAATTTATACATAGAAAAAGTACAGGCAACCGACCCTGTGGATTTTAGCAAGACTGAAACGACCATAACGGATTTTGCTGCCGGTACATTAACTCAGGTTTGGGCAAAAGATGGCGGACTGCAACTTGACACAACGACGGTTAGAACATGGAATGACTTTACAGGAGCATCATGGGAGGTGTTAGCATGAGTACAACAACAGGTGGAACCTTAAACCTAGTTAAACCAGCATTGACAGACGACCACAAAGTTACGATAGGGACAGATTTACCGGCTAATTTTCAGAAGATAGATGATACGGTTAGTACGCATTTGGCTGAAAATGCGACATTGGCAACCGTTCACGGGTTACGCTACGAAGAAGGCACCTGGACACCTACCTTATATGGATTTACCACCGCAGGTAGTCACACATATAATGTTCAATCTGGGAAATATATCAGGATCAACAAAAAGGTTACTTGCTATGGCAATATCCGATTAAGTGCGAAGGATGCGGCAATGGCTGGAAGCGTTAAGTTGGGGGGGTTACCCTTTACGGTCGCTGGGATTATGGGTTCTATGTCTTTTGGATATATAGCAAATCTTGATTACGGAACGGGAGAATTATCTTTGCATGGCTATCCGGTTTTAAATACGACTCGAGTAGATTTAATAATGGCAAAAGATAATACAAGCCCTGCATCTTTACAAGCTGCAGCTATAAGCAATACAACCGAGATATTATTTACTATTGAGTATGTTGCAGCTTAGATAAATTATGCCCTTAGAAGGGAGGAGGTGGTAAAGCCAATGTCTTGGAATGACTTTACGGAACGATATGCAAGTGGTAGCCGGATATCGCCCGCTGTCACGCTGACAACGCAGAATGTAATCGCCGAATCATCAAGTATAAGTTGGAACGCTCTTACGCCAACGGGAACAACTTTAACAATCGAAATAGCACTTAGCACGGATGGAGGCACCACTTGGGGAGCCTGGCAGACTTGCACGAATGGGCAGTCCGTGCCCGGAATCAGTAATCTTAGTAGCTTGCAAAATGTGCAGTTAAAAATCAGGGAAACTTTAACCACCACAAACGTCCACGCAACTCCTGAATTGCTTGACTTAACTATCAGTATTATCACGGCATGGGATAACATTGTTTACGGTCCCAACAAGTCAACTTTAACCGCCTGGGACTCAATCTCTTTGGCCTGGTCAACAGCTAGACTATCCTTAGTAATTAACGATGCCGAAGTAGCTTATATCGAGAATCCGGGATTGCCTACTGCGTTTGGAAGTTATGCTTATATCGGTACTGACCGAAACAGTGTAAATGCTATAAATACGCTAGTTGACGAGTTGCGGATAGATAAGGTCTACAAAGACGCAGCGACTCGCACAGCATGGCACAAGGCTGGGTCTCCGTTTTTCACGTCCGAGGACATGAAAAACGGAGACC